GTCATTGCTTACGGTAGCAAACTTTCCATCAGCAAAATCACCTGCTGAACTTGTATAAGAATACACTAAACCATAGTCTGGGCTTGGTTCTGTTATAACTCCTTGATTGTCTATTGAGAATCCTGTTAAATTAGCAACACCACAATCATACAATCTTAATGGTATTTGTGGTTCTGTTAAATGTAAATAAAATGGACTTCTTACGTTTATCTTTGTGCTCATCTTAATCTATCTTGTCTTAATGTATATTCTAAAAAGCCTTCAACGTCTAATCCGTATGCTTTTTCTAATTCTTTTGGTAATTTTGCGTAAGCTTGTTCAAATGGTTTTGTAAAAAACAAACTTGGTTTTATACCTTTATTCCATATTGATCTAGATATTAAATATGCTGTAGATTGATATGACATAAATTTGCCTGTTTTTTTGTCTCTAAATTGAAATCTTTTTGCTTCTACCCATTTTTTTATGTTATAGCTTAAACCTTTACCATTTTTTTTGCCTTTACCTGAACCAAATTTAGCTAAAGTACCATATTGAGCTATTTCAGGATATGTAGATTTAAACCCTTTTACACCTCTATCTTGATAATATCCATAGTCTTCCATTTGGAATTCAACTGAGATAGAGTTAGGCATGACCTTGACATCACCCTTTAAACTATTATATAATTCATTAGTATTATTCTTACCTGCCTTAGTAAGTCTACTCCTAGATTGCTGGATTACAAATCTTTTAAAAGCTTCTAAAGCTGCTTCTGTTTGTTTTAATTGCATATTGTCATATCATTTTGTACTAATATGTCAAATGTAGCTACCCAACCTGCTAATTTGTTTTCAAATCTATCTACAAAAGGTTCACATGATACTTCTCCTTCTACTTGATAAAGATCTGTATACAAATCTCCTCTTTGTAATTTATTAACTATTCTAGTTATTAATGCTAATTGAGTATTAAATACGTCTTGTTCATTATCATTACCTAAAAATATATCATCAGTTTTTTCTTTTGATATATCTACAATGTCCATAGCTAATATACTAATATTGAATCTAAGTGTTTTGGTACTTACACTAGTGCTATTTACTATTAAATGAGCTAGAGGAAAAATACTTTGTTTACTTAAATCTACATCATCAAGAGAACCAAATGTTACTGTATTCACAAATGGCTCTGCTATTAATGTATCTTTAAGTTGCTCTGTTACGTTATAAAATCCTTTCATTTATTTTTAATTAGCTTTCTCTCTAATTCGTTTTTTTCTTTTTCAAATGATAAATACATAAGACATTCATTTAAATTCATCCTAGTTATTTCATCAAACTTGGTAATATCTCCTTTACCAATTCCATAGATCGATTGATACCAACCCCATTTAGTTCCAAAATTTCTCTCTGTTGAGTAGTCAAGTTGCTCTGTGTTTTCTCCGTCAAATAATTCAGGGTAATTGTCAATAGTTCGCTGCTTAAATGATAAAAAAAAACAATAGATCCAAGTACAACATCTAATGGCATTGACTTTAAAACATCACTATATTTTGTGCCATCATAATCTTCTATGTTATAAAGATCATTTTTTTCTTTTGTTACTGGTCTATATAGTACACTCATTGCTTTATGCATATTATCCCAATCACCAAAATAAGTATCTAAATCAATATATTCTCCTAATGTCATATCATCTAAATTAGGTATAAATCCAAAAGTGGTATCACCTAATACAAATCTATCTATTAGTTTTGTTTTACTATTAAATACACTATTGAGCTTCTCTGTGATCACTTGAACACTTGAGTATTTTATTTTTGCAATGTCCTTAAGATCTAGATTACAAAATATCTCTATCATTTTTTGCATTAGAAAGCTACTACCTTCATTTTCTTCAGTATTTAGCTTTGTAAATTTTTGATATTGACCAAGAGTAATTTCATTTAAAGACTCCGGTACAAGTATTTCTATCTTCATATATATATAATAATAAAAACACAAACGTGTATAAAAAGAAAAAGGTAACATTTCTGCTACCTAATTCCAACTTAAAACAAACAAATATAACTAACTAAATAATATGTTTATCATGTAAATATCTATAAACCTTTTCAATTGCTTTTTCTAACTCACTTGAATTCTGTTGATACAAATCTTTTCCGTGAATATAATTGTAGTCTATTGATACTATAAGTTTTACCATTGGAGGTTTATTGTGTTGACCTCTACCTTGTGGCTGTTGAATTACCTTTATGTTTTTATCCCAACATTGTTGCATTACTATATGATATGCTAAATCCAACCTAAATCGTATCTTAAAAATAAAACTAAATATAAAAAACCATACATGCTACTATAAGCTAAAATGTTAAATAGTATTGCATATATAATATTTTTTCTTGTAAATACTTCCTTTAATATTTTTAAATCTTCTTTCATAATATAATTATTGGTTATACAAAAGGGGAGTTGCCTCCCCCTGTTTTTTAAGTTAATCTACTAATACTTGTTACGTGTATTCCTTGTTCTTCCCATAAAAGTTTTTTTGCATCGTGAACAGAAGATACGTTCTCAAGTACTACAGTTAACCTCGCTCTTTCCTTGCTTGGTTGTCCTGTTGGATTAAAACTAATGTCAAATGTGTTTGTAATTGTTAATGTTTCCATTTGTATAATTGTTATTGTTTTACAATGCTAATATACAAAAAAAACTTTAATAAACAAATGTTTAACAAAAAATTTTAAAAAATGTGATATTCTCCTTTATGTGGATTCTCTAGAATAGAGCTAAGAATATATCTAGCAGCATCAATACAGTGATCACCACTTGTTGGATTTGGTTTTTGTAATGTGTTACCTTGTTTGTCTTGCATCCAAATGTAGCCATTTAATTCTTTTATTAGATTCTTGCTTCGTTGTGTTACGTATATCTTATTTTGATTTATTAAGTTTATACCATACACTATTGAGTCTCTACCTTTACTTACTGGATATATTGGATGACCATAACTTAATAATTCTGCTATTGATTTAGGCTCAGCTGAATCTGCATATATTATTTCTTTTACTTGATTGTTATTTAAGAATTGACTAATGTCACTATTTAACATTCCTTTCTTACTTAATACCTCATCAAATATATATGAATCATTATATTTATACAAAGCAACTAAAGTACTTGGGTCTATGCTATAACCAAAGTCCATTCCATATCCTAATAGTCTTGCTTCTATTGGTACACTGTTTATACTTTTCCAATCTGGTATGCATACACCTTCTAGTGAACCTGTTTCACCAAGACCATATACTCTCCACCAATTAGACCAATAAGTTGATGTTTTAGCCTTATCTTTAGCTTTTTCTATTTCTGTTACAATTGACTCAGGTAACACGTCGTTGTCTTTATATGTCAATGTTATATAATCAACATCTTTTTGACCAAGTACCTCCTTGTCAACCCAGAATAAACTAGATGGGTTGTAGTCCAACCATATATTATCTGATGTTCTAACTACTAATTGATTATAAGCATCAAATGGTACATTATTACACTCATTAATATATAAGTCAGTTCGTCTTGCTCCTCTTAATTTATCTGGTTGATCTGTAGAAAAGAATTCAATGTAGCTACCATTAGTGAAAGTGTATTTTAAAGTGCTCTTATTGAATTGATTATCTTTATACCTATTTAATCCATTAAGAATAGAAAGAAAGTCCTTTAAAGCACCTCTACGAAGATGAGGTATTGATTCAGATACAATACTTATTTCTTTACCTTCATTTTTTATTGCATAATCTATTAAAATAAGTAAGATACAAATTGTTTTTCCAGCAGATGTTCCACCTCTTACAACTCGTATCCTCTTATTAAGATCTCGTAATTTACTTAATGCAATAGTTTTTTTAACTATCATATTAGTCTACAAACAACGGTAAATCTTCGTTGATAGTAATATCTTTAGTTTCTCTTGGTTTACCTGCATAGTAGTTATAAAACAATTGAACATATTTAAAATCTGCATGCTCTAATCCTTTTTTTAATGCATCAAATGCTAATGGTTCTAATGGAGTTAACTTTTCTATTAAAGCTATTTCTTCAGCCTTAGATTTTCTACCAGCTGATTTATGTCCTCCATTATTTTTTCTTCCATCCATGATTTAAAAAACTTTATTATTAATTATATAATAAAATAAAATCCAATCTGTTAACCAATAACATATCCATTATCTCTAAAAAACTTATCTCTACTCTTTAATTTAGTATTAGACTCTTTTAATTGTTTTACTAATTCTTTATTAGTATTAACAAGAAGCTCATTTGCATTTTTAAGTTTTGCCCACTTATCAATGAAAGTTTCTTCTTTACTTATATTGTTTAAAGCTTCTTCTTTTAATGTTTCAATTTTACATTTTATATTTACATAAGAAGATCTTAACGTTACGTTTTGATTTGCCCAACTATCAAAGTGTTTTAATCCCCATAAAACAGTTGCGTGATCTCTATTTACTGATTTACCTATTTCAGTTAAAGATTTATATGTATATTCTCTACAAAGCTTATAATATAATGCTCTAGCTTCTACTATTTCTCTTTTACGTCTAATAGTGCTTATATCTATTTTAGTATCTTCTTTAACTAATTCTTGTATTACTTTAATCTCCATTTTTTATTATGTTTTTTATTTCTCTTAATGTTAAACTTTTACTTATTTCTAATGCTTTTAATATACCTGCACAAGCTTCATATTCTTCATTGTTCTCATAAAGCTTAATCGTATCTTTTAGTTCATTTATTGATGCTCCGTTTACAATATCTAATAAAGCTAATAGATAATACTCTTTAATTATTTCTTTAGCTGAGAGTTCCCTGTATGACGTATTCATTTATTTCTTCAGTTTGATCAACAAAATATTTTTGGAAAATTCTTAATCCATATTCTACTTTATCTTTACCTGAATTGTAAAAACTTTCTTCTACATCCCAAATACCTAGATCTCCTGATTTTTTATCTATAACAAAAAATTTAAAATCTTTATAATCTATTTTAAATAAATTACAATATATATAAACTTGAACATCGTAACCATATCTCTTAGATGCCCATTCAAAACCTTTTAAATCAGCTGTTGTTTTTAAGTCTGCAATATAATCAAAACCTAAAACATCTGCTTTAGCTCTAAAAGGAAAACCATTAAGAATATCAAAAGCAGGTACTTCAAATTTAGCTCCACGTGTATATTGTTGCCATATATCATTTTGCAATAAAGCATCTACTGTATACATAGCTCTGTCATATTCTTTTCTTGTATATACAAACTGAGCACTACCTACTTCAGCTACTTTTTCTTTATATTTTTTAGTCACTGCTGATTGTACTTCTACTACGTGACATAAAGTTTCTAATTTTTCAGGTTCTAATGCTGCTAAATGAATTAATCTACCAGTTTTAAATGCACTAGAATCAGAATGAAAATTTAAAGATCTTGCATAACTTTTTGGTGAATCTAATAATGATTTAATAGCTGAACTACTTAAAGCATATTTACCTAGTTCTCCATAGTAAAAGCTATCATCATACATTTTCTTTATTAATTCTTCTTTATTCCAAACTTTACCATTTAATAACTGTATTTTTTCCATTCTTTCTTTGCTTTTTGTGTATATTGATTTCATTTCTGCTATTGGTACAAAACAACTATCAGGACCTTTCATCGAAGGAACTAAGTTTAATCTTAATGCTTCTAATTCCTGCTGAGTTTTAAATTCATAGTTGTTATCGTCAATTATAATATTTATTCCACCTTGCTTAATTGCCCAATCTAAAAAATTAATTTTAGGTGTTTTAAAGGTTATATGTTTCCAATTAGGATTTTTGATTACATCTATCATTATTTATCTTTTACAAAGGTTCCATTTTCCATTCTACCTGTTCTATCTTTTATTTCTGAATAAGCAGATTCAATACAACCTTCTATACTTAAATTACAAAGATAAGCTAAATTAGTTAAAACTACTACACAATCTCCAATAGCATCTTCTATTTCTAATCTATCTTTTTTTAATATTGCTTGAGCTAATTCACCTGCTTCTTCCATTAATTTAAGATACTGTGTTTTTGGATCACCATTATCTAGTATTCCTTTATCTTTTGCCCAATCTCTAATAGGCTCAAATTCATTGTTTAAAATCATAATGTAGTTATATTTTTAGGGTTAAAATTAGAACGACCACACATAGGATATAATCTTGTATGATAAGATTCACCTTTACGTATACGTTTGTTTTTGAAAATAATATCTTCAGTTGCTACATGATCTTGTCTACCGTAGTAACCAATAATTTCTCTGTCAGCTTTTTCTAGATTTATAGAACCAATATATTTATTGCCTTGCATATACTCTACAAAGTAACCAATGTGATCGTATTCTATTCCGTGTAATATATTCATGATATTTTGTTTGTTGTTAATAATGCTAATATAAACAAATTCTTAACATTACACATTATTTTTGCATTTTATTATAGTGTCGTTTGTAAATATGTAAATTTTGAGCAAAATGAGTATAAAAACCTTGATCAACATTTAATGCATTACACACTAGTTTATGTAACTTTAAAAAACAATAAGCATCATTACAAAATCCAAACCATAAATCATTTGATCTCATTATAACAGTCATGTGTAGCTTTTCTGAATCAGGTGTAAAGTAAAATTGAATGTTTAAAGTACATGGGGTATCTTTTGAATACAAATCATGTTCTTTAGCATCATATATAGTTATAACAGATCTTCTTGAGTACTTATCTCTTT